GTTTAATCATTTACATCTTTCATTTGCGATATTGATAACGGCCTGAACCCAGGCCTCGGATTTCTTATAGTCGTCAGCGCTCAAGCACTGCGCGGCTTCCATTGGCGGGTAATCGCGACTGAGCTTTATTTTCTCGCCCGTCTTGGTGTTCACGCATTGGAACTTGTCGAACTGAATAGAGTAACCGCATTGCCAAACTTCCGGCGGCGGCGGAACCCACTTAGCGCCAGCGCAGCTACTTAGGCTTATGCTTAGTAAGCTCATCTTGAAGGCGATCAAACTCTTCTTCACTCATAGCCCCTTTTTGTTGATCTACAGCCTTCTCACGCGCTTGCGTATTCTCAGCCGCTTGCGCTAAGCGAACCTTGTCCGAATACTCAAGGAACTGGTCCCAAAGCTTAAAGAGCCTTAGGACCAATTGAATCGCTGCGAATATTCCGGAAATCATTCTTTAGGCTTAGCTGAAAATTTACTTAAGAACGCGACCACGCCCTGGAGCGCCTTCTCGGGTTGCTCGCCAGGAATTAGCAAACAAAGCGCAATAACCGCGCCTAAGACCGCAACGACTGCAGTGATAAATTGCGGGCCGTTCTCTACTGCCCACTTCACTAACTCTAAAACTTTATCCATTTACCGCTCCTTGGTTTCTAGAATTGTTAAACGCTCTTCAATTTTCTTAAACTTTTTGTCGTGGTCTACCAGCTTAAAACCCATAGCCTTGATGTCTTTTCTGACTCCGAGGGATGTCAGCCAAATAAGAAGTAAAAGCCCGCTTTGCAAAAGCCCACTCCCTGGCTCTATCTGCAAAAGCTGTAATACGTGTGATAATTCGACCATGATTTACCTACCTCGTTTTGAGTGCGTCCCGTTTCTTTCGGATGGCGGCTAGCATTGGCGAGCTATTGTTAAGCTGAGAAACAGGGCCCTTCGCGTAAAAGTTCTTTAAAGCGCCAGAGTTTCCCGTGTTAGAATAGTCGTTCATGCCACTACCTCCAATAATCCCCGTTTCTTGCCCTCTAAAGACCCAGAAACCGAAATCATTAAATTTAAATAGTTTACTTTGTCTTTACCTAGGTGCCGCAAAAGCACCTTTCTATTTTGCTTTAGCTCGCTCTCAAGCTTTTTAAAGTTAATGCCGTCGCGCGATTGAAACTGGTTAAAATAAACGACCAACATTTTCTCAAAGCCCGATTTACCAAGCACCTTCTTAGCCTTGTCCGCCTGGCGCTGAGTCTTAAAAACGTCCGCAACTGCGCAACCAAGCTCTTTCGCGAGCTCGTCCTGCTTTACGCTCGCCGGATCGCCAAAGTCGAAAATGAACATGAGATAGTGGTTAGTGAGATTTGATTTTATTTTATCGATCATTCGGCACCTGTATGTGCGTTTCGGGCGCGCTATCGTGTTTCTTTTTGCCCTTTTTCTTCTCAAGCGAGGATGTCGCCACGCGAGACAAAAGCGAGCTCGGCGGAATAGCGTTTGCCGCAAGTCCAACCGGCGCAATCGCTTGTGCAAGTGGCGTTGCTCTATTCGCACCTGCTGCGATTAAACCTGGACCGTACTTGCGCCCAAAGTGATTTGCCGCTCCCAGTAAGAGGCCCCCGGCAAGCGCGCCTCCGCCCTGGTCTAAGGGGTTAGATCCGCCCGTGGCCGATGCCGCTCCGGCGCCAATAGCCCCGCCAGCGCCCCCTGCGATTGTGTCAGTCAGGCTCACCATGCGATTGGCGCCTTCTCGTGCCACGCGGTCGCTTGCGATGTTGTAAACTTGCTTGCTCATCCCGTAGCGCGCGTTTTCTTGTTTAAGCGCGTTGACTAGCTCGGGGGAACCTATTTTTTCGCCAAGGTACTTGATTGAGTCGTCTATTTTTTTAGAAACCAATTTTCTCGCCGACGAAAAACCTTGCTCTGTGCCAGGCTTTTTAGAAAGAGGATTGCGAGAGTAGTTTATGGTCTCATCCATAAACCCCTTAATGTCGTTTGTCGTCTTTGGGTCTAGTGTTGTGTCGCCGTATTTCTTGGAAAGTTGGTCTATGTAGCTCCCCACTTTTTTCAAAGCCGTTTTGGCGTGTGTCGAATCGCCAAGGTCGTCAGCAACGGCCTTAAGAATTTCGGCTTTATCGCGAGTAGGGTTTAGTCCGGGCATATTCTGAAAAATTGCAGGATCCTTCGCGGCAGCTACGGCTTTTTTGTATATCCCTTCAAGCGCCTGGCCAGATTTTTCAACTATTGCACGGGAGTTCTCTGCAACCTCGTCAACGCCCTTGCCCGCTCCCGCTAAGCCCTCATCGAGCATAAATCGACCAAGCTTGTTAACGTTGGTTTCGCCCGCTTGCTTTCCGCCCCTTGCGCCAGCCGCTCTGAAATCTTTGAGCATTGCGCCGGATGACCTGAACGCTTGGTTTTCGGCCGTGTTCTTGAGTGCTGCAGGAATTTTAGAAATCGCGCCAATGCCCTTTCGCACCGTCTCGGCAGAGCCTCCAACGAGGCCGCCAAGGGCTGCGCCTTTTCCGGCGTTGGCCACGCGATCGCCAAGCTGTAGGGGGCTAATTTCGCCATCAACGTCGCCAGGGTTCTGAACTAACCCCATAAGCCCGCCATAGGCCGCGCCCCTTGCTGCGGCACCAAGAATTCCCTTCGCTGCGCCAAGTGCGGGAACCGGCGTTGCGAGCCCCCCAACAACGGCCCCGCCAATAGTTCCGGCTAGCGCGGTTTTGGGGTTTGCTTCGGCTCCGGCCGCAAGGCGCTTCGCGTTTCGGTCTCGCTCTTCGACATAAGAATCAGGCTGTACATTGTTGCCCGTTACAGCATTCATTAGTCCATAAATCGGCTTTGCGGCCGCGGCCTGTAGCTGCGGCAAATACCCGAGCGTCGTCGCGTTGGCCCCGTGCTCGAGCGCAGTTTGAGCTACGCCGGGCGCCTGCGCTTGCTGTCCGACCTCTCGCTCTAGAGCCTGCATTTCTGCGCGCTCTTCAGGCGTGAGGCCAGTCGGCACGGTAGGCGTTCTCATCGCCTGGGTTCCGACTTCTTTTTCTAGCTGAGCCAGCTCGGCTTTCTCTGCCGCGGTTAAACTCATGGTTTGCCGCCAGCCGCTTTGGCGCGAAGCTCTTCAAGGCGTTTCTTTTTCGCATCCATGTCTGGCGCCGGGGCCGCAGGTGGTGGGCCATCAACAAGCCCCTCTTTTTTTACCAGTCCTGCAGGGACTAACCCATAAGCCTCGGCCTTTGCGTTGAAGTTCTGGCCAACGCGGTCCTTTACACTTTTGTAGCGACTAAGCACACCGCTTTTGCCGCTTAGCAAATTACTAACCGTACCGGGATTTTCGATTACCTCTTCTAGCAGTTTAAGATCAGGCCCAGTCAGGACGCCAAGTTTCGCAAACGCATCGCTCTTATAGGTAAGCTGCAAATCTCTGAGCTTGTTCTTGATGTCTTTAGACACATCGCTGAGCGGGTTCGCAAGGTCGCTTGTGCTGGCAGACTTTACCGACGCTTCAAGTGCGCTCATTTGATTGTTGAATTTCGTGAGCTCAGCGCTGGCCTCTTTAAGCTGCCGCGCGGAAGTCACGTCAATTTCTGAATCGTCAATTTTGTTATAGCCGACAACTGGAGATTTAGAAGAGCGCTCTAAAACCTTTTTCTCTTTCGCTATATCGAGCTTTTTCTTGTCTTGCTCAAGACCTGCGTTTTCAGCGTTGGTTTTCTTAAGTCCAAACGGATCCGCCGACGCTTTTTTGTCCAGAATATCCATATAGCCGGGCTTATACTGCGTTCCCGTGAGCTCGCCGCCCTCGCCATAAATCGGCTCTTGATTGCTCGCCGCGAGCTTTAGCATTTCCTCTCGGCGCTGCACCTGCGGATCGAGTTGGCGTTTTTTAATCGCAAGCTCTTGAGCCTCGCGCTCTTGTTGCGAACGCATGGCTGACATTTTCGCCTCAAACTCTTGGGCTTTGTATTTCTGGTCTTGCGCGCCCTGAAGGCCCTTAACAAAGCCCTCAAAGCCAGCGCCAGCCGCCGCAATCCCTGAGTAGTCATCTAAAAATCCGCCGCTTGGTCTGCCGTAAGGATTAGCCACTTAAGAACCTCCCACCATGTTGCCAACGCCCTGGCCGGCGGAATAACCAGCCATGGCACCTGCTGGCCCGCCAGCGTAGGCGCCTGCGATTCCGCCAGTGATGCCGAGCACTGTTCCAAGAACTTGCCCGCGAGCGCGCTTATTCGCCTGGTCGATTTGGTTTTTTAACATTTCCTTTTGTCTATTCATTTGGACCTCTTCGTTAGCCATTTGAGAGGCAGACGCTAAGTTTCTAATGTGGTCCTCAGACGCGGCCCTAAGGGCTCGGTTGCTGATTTCCTTGTACTGGGTATTGTAATCATTCATCGCGCGTTGCTTTATCGCGTGAGACATCGGGTTGCCGTAAGCGAGGCCAGAGTTATACGTGTCCTCTTGAGTGAGTAAGCCTCGGCCCGCGCCAGTGCCTCGCATGTAGTCTTGAGCAACGCCTGCATTTGTGCGGTTATCTGAGACCAAGTCGCCAATCTCTTTTGTCGACGTGGCGTCTAGACTCATTCCGTTGACGTCCATTACGCGGTCCTTTCAGATAACAAGCCAGAGCGAGGTGAATCGTAATAGTTATTTGTAAATGAAGTATCGTAGTACGAAGGACCGCTAGGTCCAGCCGGCTGCTCCGCCTGTCCAGGTTTCTGAGATCCATACGCATAGCCAGCCGCCTGGCCAAGACCGCCCGCGAATTGTTGGAACGCCTGCATTCTGGCGATATTATTTTGGTTTACCGTGTGGAAGGCCTGATTCGCCAATTCCATATTCTCTTTGGCGCTAGCAAATCCTACTGAGGCGTAAGCCTGCTTGGACTTTTCTAAACTATTCGCGTATTCGCGGTTGGTGTCTGCAATACTGCCAGACATTTGGGCGCCAACGCCCCCGCGCACCTTAGATTCGCCGCTCTCTCTCAAGCCAGAGTAAAGAAGGCCGCGGCGGTTAAAATTCTCTCTCGTGTTTTTTAGCCCCTGTCCAAGCGCCTGCTTGGCCGTGCCATAAATGCTTGAGATTGAGTTTCGCTTTTGCTCATCGTTGCCGTGGATTTGCTCAGCTAGCGCGTTCTTTTGCTTAATGCGCCCCTGGTACATATTGAATAGGGCTAATTGCTCTTGGCTGTTCGTTCCCTCATTTGCGTGGGTCAGTTGATAGTGCGCGTCCGCGGCACCTCTTACGTCGCGGTCGCGGCCAGACGTCATGGCGTTCCACTGACGAGCCTGCTGGTTCATGTCTCCACGAATGGACCCGATATTGCTAAAATCAGTTTGCAGGTTGCCCTGATACGGGCCCGCCTGACCTTGGCTTGTCGGCCTGTTCTTACTTTTATATGGATCAATTAACCCACTGGCCATAAATCCCCCTAGTAAACGAGTATTCTCGCATTCCCAATCGCCGAACTCTTGAGCACAATTGCGCTCGTAGTACCGGCGACGCTACCGTCGTAAATAATCATGTTTGTGCTTAAGCCCACGACCAGATAGCCGGCTGGCACGCGACCAAGCCCGTGGATTACCGTCGTATTTTCGTTCGCTACAGTAAACGGAACGGTGACTGTCTTAGCGTTAAAGTTAGTCGCAAAATCCAAGCCCCCATTAACGACGCGCACCACATCCTGAAAAAACAAATCAACAAACTTAGGAACGCTTTTTGGATCCTTATTGTTTTCGGTCTCAATGTTAGTGCTCGCCTGGATTTTACTCATAAGTTCCTCAGTCCACGCTTGGTCCAGGAATAGCCATTAATAAGTAAAGGCAAAGAAGCAGAGTGATGGCCAACCTCACAAGCCACGGCTTTACCAACCACTCCCATTTCGGCTCTAGATTGAAAAGCATCCTGAAACACCCGGAACGTAGCCTGAACCGTCGATTGATCATAGTTGGCAAAAACCTTTCCATTAATAACCCCGGTCAGGCCGCTAGAGGTTGCGACATCTAAGAAAAATCTGCGCCAAATAAAGGTGTTATTCTCGCCCGCGGCTTCAAAGCGAGTTAGCGCCACGCAAGAAATCCCTTGGCCAGAATCGTTGTAAAAGCTCTCGCCCGTGAAGTGAACGAAGCCCGTATAATCTCCGCGCCAAGCGGTAGGCCTCGTAAGCTGCCCTTTGATGAATGAGAACGCTGACGGGTTAAATCCGTCGAAAAATGTCCAAGCCCCAACGAGATAATCGTAAACCACGGTCAGATTGTTAACGCTTGAGCCATCAACTGGGATGCCCCACCAAATTTGATTGCGATATTTGTGGTGAACGCCGACCGCGTACTCAAGGGCAGCGCTTACGTTCATGCGCTTAAAGATGCCCTCGACTGGCGTTGAGAGAATCCTGGGGCTTGCGCCCGTGTACTCAAGAATTCCCTTTTTATCGAGCCACAGACAAATGTCATTGTACTGAACCACAGACTTGTTGCTCAAACACCCGTACTCGTCTGAAATTTGAACTAATTGAAAGTTGTCAGTGCTATCGCCAATCAACTTATGAAAGCTGTTCTCTTTCATAAAGAGCATTTGATTATTAAACGACGTTTGCGCGAGTATTTTGTCGCCATCGTTTGTTCTGGCCTCAGCAAACGCGTCCTCTGAATAGGTCTCAGGCGCTCCGACTTCGCTCCACGCGAAGCCTGACGGTAGCGACGAAAATCCAGATATAAACATTCTGTTTAAGTTTAGGTCTTGATACTTCGGTATAAAGCTACCGAAAAAGTTAAAAGAAATGGCTGAAAACGCAAAGCCCGGCTGCGGGAGGCCATCGTAAAATATGAAGCTCTGGGCCGGAATAAACGTAATCGCTTGGACATACTCAGAGGTCGTAATTGTCGTATATCCGAAAAAACTAGAAACGGGCACAGTTGTAAAGAGCCAGAACCGATCAAGGCTTGCGTCCGGCTTGAGAGTTAAGCTTCCCTTGATAAACGCTCCGGTTTCGTCAAGCCAGCCCAAGTCACCAGTCGGCCTATCGCCCACTCCTGGTATATTCTCGAAGTTCTCTTTAGAGCCACCGCTGTAAATCGTATCCTCAGCAAGCCAAAGTGAAATCGAGGTAATTCCAAGCCCTGGCGGGGTGGTAAATCCACCAATCCTAGTAAAGTTAGATTGTTGAAAAAACTCGTTACCATTTCCAGGCGATGACGTAATGATATTGCGAGCTGTAGCCTGAAAGTCCACCGGCCCGCCATACCCGTCTGTGCGGTTATATGTGTAGGCAAGATACATCGAGCGAATGATCATGGTCGCGCCAGTGACCTTAAAGAACATAGTGGCGCCGTTAACCAGGCAGTAGCTTCCCGAGGAACTGGCAAACTGACCGGCGTTAAAAATGTAATTCCCTAGCGAAAGGCCCGTGCTGGCCACCGCCATAGGCAAACCTGCTGCGGAAAGAGTCGCGCCCGTCCACGACTCCCACTTGGTTCCATTCGCCATCCAAAGCTTGTTAGCAAAGGTAAGAAAGTCGACCGGCTGAGTGGCGCCGTAGTTTTGAGACAAAAGCGTAAACGTGGTCGGATAGCTCGCGCCGCTTGGAGTGTTAAAGAAAACGTTCCCATTCGCGTTGGCCAGGATAAAGTTACTCGCTGTCTGGCCAGAGGTTAGCAGCTTTTGATATTCATATAGGCCGAGCACCGGACCAGATAGGCTTTGCGAACTAAACAGCGATGAGCCCGGACGCTTTTGGAGCGCGTTAGGCACGTCAAAATCAACGTTTCTAAGGTTCAAGAATTGAGCGACAGAGAGCTCATAAAGCGAAGCCTTATTATTAATACCGCCAAGGTTCTGATAATAATTAGTGCTAGGCTTGTTATCGGCCATTAGTAATCGTCCATATATCCGGTGCGAGTAACCATGCGAGCGCCGTCAGCCTCGCGCTGGACCGCGACCTCTTTTAACAACTTCTCGTACTCTAAAAGCTTTTGCTCGATCGGCTGAATGCTCCGGCCGTCCTTAATGTAGCAATCTCTTGCCGCTAGAATCGGGATGTACTCTTGAAACATAGTTGGCACGTCTGGTGTCTCTGATCCGCTAACCAAATCAGCAACCGCGTAAGAATAGTAAAGATGCAAAGTCAAAACTCGCTGAGGCGTAGGCACGAGCCTAACGCTATCTTTTTGCAATATATAAAACTGCGGGTCTCCCTGAACATCGGTTACAAGGTCCGCTTGGTTCGGCGTAATCTCTTGAAGCTTTTGCGTTTCGGCCGTCGTGCCGCTTCCTTGGGTGATATAATCAAGGCGCAAAACCTGAATAAAGTCGTCAGGGAGCGCGTAAATATTTTGATTAGCGACCGTGCTCGCCGTCGAGCAAGTCATGTACCATTGTTGATTGGCCGAAATTAGCCGCTTTTGGGCCTCCTTTTGCGCAAGGTTTAGCCTGAGCGTAAGGTTTGAGTCGGTAAAATAGCTGCCGTTTGGGTCATCGAGCAAATCGCGACAGTATGTAATCATTTGAGTAAGCGTCATGGTTGCGTCCACCTGGTCCATGTAGTTGCGGGTACTGATTCCGGCGTCCAAGAGGTAGCAGTCGCTCCCTGACAAGCGGTCCAGCTGGTCGTGATCGTGTCAAGACAAGCGTTCCACGGATCGCCAGAGAGCCAGCCCGTCACGAGTGCCACGCCGTTTGGAGTAATGATCAATGGCGAGTTTAGAGCGACGGCTAGGCCGCCCCCTGAGAACTGCGAATACCGGTCAAACTTAACGTTCTTAGGCGTTGCTATATTCCAAACTCCTCTAAGAATTTATCTGCGACTTTCTCCCACGTTGCGGTCATCGGAATGTCGACGCGCTCCCATTTGCGATCAATAATTGCGCTAACCAAACGATTAGCCCAAAGCCCCGTCGTTGCGTCGCCTGAAGGGACGTCGGTTTGCATCATGTCGCACATATCGCGATCGAGTGCGGGCTTCATTGTGTACTTAAGCGCAGCCGTATCTCTAAAGATCGACCAGCAACCGCTGTACATCGCTTCAAGAGCCGTAATGCAGTAAGTTTCAATAAAATCGTTACAATAGAGCCAAACGCCCGACTCTTTGAAGTGGCGCATGAGTTCTCGCTTAGGCACTTGTCCATAATGAGTTACAAAATCATGAGCCTTAATGTGCGATTCGATCTGATCAGCCCAAGCGGCCTGACCACATTTGCGCATGTTCTCAAGGCCATAAAAGCAATGGAGCTTTATGTCGAGGCCTGAGACTTCTCTCGCCTTCTTTACGACATTGATCGCCTCAACAAGTCCTCGATCAGGGCTTGACGAGAAAATAACTTTAAGCGGATCTTTTTTTATCTCACCCTCTGGAAAGTCGTCCGGATTAATGCCATTGAACCCGAGAATAATTTTGTCCTCAGGAATGCCTTGAGTTTCCATAAGGTAGTTCTTATGAAACTCTGAGAGCGCCATAATTTTAGAATAGTTCTCAGACTTTTCTGCGCCCGGACACTGAAGGTCGTGGCACCAAATAAAGCTTTTAGCCAGCGTCAGCTTGTGAGCGTGGCGCCAGGCTATGTGCGCCGCAGGCTCAACGTTTTGCACGTAAGGGAGCAAGTCTTGAACCGGCACGTACTCAACGCCAGAGGGCATCACATCGCGCTTTTGGCGAGTGTTAAAGACCATAACTCTGCGGTCTGGATGCTTTTGCTTTATCCATCGGGCCACCTCAACGGCCGCAGTTTCCGAGCCGCCGTGGCCCTTCTCCTTAAGCGTATGCTCGTCCCAGTCGGTCACGGCACCACCTGGCGGGCACGTAATCACGATGTCGGTCGTTTTGGGCAGGCCCTCTCTAACTTTGTTCAAGTCTTGGAGGCGGTTGCACTCATTTAGCAGGTCTTGATATTTGTGGCCCTTACTTTTGAGTAGCTCGATAGTGTCGAGCGCCTTCGCTGAATCACATTGCGCCAAATAAACTTTCGCCATTTGCGTAAGCGGGTACTCTTCATACGCGTGATCATACGCAACCAAAATCCCGCCCACTCGATCAGGCGTACAGCTAAGCGCAGTTTTAAGCGCAAAGAGTGCGTTGTTAAAATCGCCCATCGCAATGTAAGTGTCGCCAAGGATGCACCAGAGCTCTGCGCGAGTCGGAATAAGCCTCAGGCCGTTCATCGCAAGGTCGACCGCTTGCTCATAGGCTTTTGAATGAAACGCTGATTGCGCCGCGTACTGAATGGACAGCATTCTGTCGTGTACGTGTAAGTTCTTGTCCTTTAGCGCCTCCATGAGCGGGCGCCCAGCCTCGGTCTGCTTGCCGTTCTCGTAAAGCTCTTTCCCATAGTAGAACTTCATTCGAGACTCTAAATTCTCAAGGCCGTGCTTTTCAAAGAGGCGAATATTGCGCAAGTAGTCTTGCTTAATGTCCTCCTGGCTACGTCTATGATTTACCGTCCAAGAGTTTACAGTTTGCGGCCACACTTTCTTAGTCGGGTCTGTTTGCAGCAAGCCCTCGTGAACAAAGTAGTGCCATTTAAAGCCAAAGTTGTTCTTGATCACGCGCTCTCTAATAAACTCGCAAACGACGTCGCCTTTTTCGTTATAGGCGTAGTTATATTTAGCCGTCCAATAGTGGGCAGCGTGCATAACCGTATCGCGCCAATGGATAAACGCTTTCGGGTCAGACAAAACGTCGTCGCCATCTAGCCAGCAAACGTAATCGCTCTTTGCGTGAGAGAATGAGAAGTTTCGAGCGGCCGAAAAGTCGTCAACCCAATCGAAATTATGAATATTTATGTGAGGTAGCCCGGCCCAATTCGGCTGGCCCTCTTCAATATGTTTATTAATTATATCTAAAAACTCTAAGGTGTTATCGGTAGAGCCTGTGTCTGTAATATGAATTTCGTCAAAACAGCCCTTAACCGATTGCAGTAGTCCGCCAAGGTTATGGGCTTCATTTTTCACTATCATGCAGAGTGAAATTGAAGGCCGTGATTGCACTTGTTATCCCCCTTAGGTCTTTGTTGTTTGCGTTGATGTATCCGAAATCGTTTTTTCTCTAAGCAAAGTCGATGAGCCGCGGGAGTATACGTCGTAAATCCCGGTGGACTTCGCATAAACCTGATCGCCCTCTTGCACCTCTTGGACGCGCTTTAAGAACCCAAACACCGTCGTTGGATCAATTGAGGTAGATCCGAAACTAGACGTTGTATCTCCGACAAGTGCGCCAAGAGCACTTGTGGTTGCGCCGATGGCACCAAGAGTATTTCCAACGCCCGTAAGTGTTGTTCCAATTCCAACAAGAGTGGTTCCTTGAAATCCAAGGCCCGCGAATACTGAAAATCCATATCCAAGCGATGTACTCCCTTGAGCAAATAGCGAAACGCCCTGAGCCATAAGGCTTGTGCCAATCGCGATCATTGTTGTTCCATATTCATCGGACCTGTCGACTGGGTCGAGCGCGCCAGAGACATAGCGGCCGTTTGTTCCGGGGCTTGTCGTCGCGGCGTCAGCTAAAAAAACAATCGGCGTCGTCGTTCCCCACGAGAAAGAGTAAAAGCCCGTTGCGCCGACCACGTTTGAAATGCCCGGCGGAGTTACCGCGGTCCCGTTGTTGTTGAACGTCAGAAACGTTGGCGCCAACCCAAAGAACTGTCTCGGGTCGCCTGAGCCGAATTGTAAGTAATAGGTTTTAGCCATTTATAAATCCCACCCGGTTATTGGCACAGAGGCGTGAAAAGCACAGCCAACGGTCGTGCTCAAGAGACCGGGAGTTGTCCCACCCCAAAGCGCGCCATTTCCGTTAGAAGTTGAAACTCCGAAAAACTTTAGATGGGTCGTATCGTAAACCATTGGCGTAAAGGCCAGTGCTGTGCCGGCCGGGCCCTGAAGGTAACCGCCGCCGCAGCCGCCAACCATGCCAGCGCCAACGCCAATCGTAACCCCGGTCGAAGCAGAGATGTAGGCGGTGTCAATTGTTAGCGAATTCGGTAAAAGCAGAATATACGCGCCCGTTCCTGCCGTGCCCGCTCCGGACTGAATATACTCGCCACGCATTTCTAGCTGCTTGCCATTTCTTCTAGCCCATAAAATGTCGGTTGTTATGGCTCCCTTAACAAGAGACGTCCCCGTGGCCGAAAGAGAAAGGGCGCCAGTGTTAACCCACGGGGTCACCGCCTGGCTAAGGAGGCATTTCCAAACAACCCCATTACTCTGATAAAGGCCACGTTGACCATTCGAGTGATAAACCAACGCGCCACTAGCAAATCCACCAACGGTCTGTCCGCTAGTCGTGTTAATCGTGTAGGCCTGCGTAAAGCTTGTGCCGTCGTGGATGATTTCCATGACCTGCCCGTCGTTTCCGACAGCAGTATGAAGCGTAAGCGTGAACGAGGCCCCGCTAAGAACCACAGTAAAATCGGCCGCAGTCGTGCTGTCCGTGCTCGAAACCGAGCGATACGGGAACACATTACTACTCGCCGCAGATGTGGCGGCGCCTGGTCTAAATAACATTTACACCTCAAAAAGCCCCGAGGTCTTAAAAACCTCAGGGCTGAATTTACTGATCTAGTACCAAGTCTTAATGTCTTGGATGTTCTGCACGACCACGTCGATAATGGTCGAAGTCGACGCCGCGCCAGTTCCGCCGCCTTGGGTTGCAACGAGCAAATCGCCCTTTTGCAAAGCCAATTGCGAAGAGCCAACCGTCAACAAGCTGTAGCTCATGTAGCCAGAGGTTCCGAATGCCGAAATGGCAAACGTAGTCCCCAGCGCAAAGCTAGAGCCGCCAGTGCCCGCGATAAAGCGGCACGCTTTCAAAACAACCGTGGGCGCGCCAGAGAGGCCAAGCATACTTACTTTGGCGTCTGTTACCGTGCACGCACGCTCAATGATCGCAATCGGAATGTCTTGGTTGTTTACCGGGTTTGCGGCATACGCCAACAAACTTTCCTTTTGCTCTGAAACGTCTTTCGTTCGATTAATAATTCCCATTTTTAATACTCCTGTCTTTTAAACGTCTTTTTGGTTCATCTTTAGAGAGCGAGTGAGTGAGAATGCCGTCGGTCGCTTTCGCAAACCGCCTGCGCTCATCAATCCAAAAGCTCTCAATCTGGTTTCTCGTATCCTTCTTTTTGATTTGATCAACGCGCTCGTTAGCCTCGTCCATTTCGTCAAAAAGCTTTTCGTTGGCCAAGGCGTCAATCGAGCGAATGTGGCCGACGACATCGTCGATTCCCCAATCTCTCGGGACGCCAGAGGCCATCCAATTGTCGGTTATTGCGCAGACGTACTGCTTGTCGACGCGGAGATTTAAAAGCGGCACTCCCTCAAGTTCACATACTTGCTCAAAGCGCTTAGAGCGCCTGAAAACGCAAGCGAGTCCGTCCTTGGACAAACCTGCGAAAAGCTCTCGGTCGTAAGACTTAAGCGCTTTTGTATATGCAGAAAGAAACACGCTCATAAATCCCTTTACGGCGAAATGTAGCCCTGAACGACAGAGCTGCCAGACGCCTTTGCGTTAAACAAGTTCGCGAAGAAACGAATACGTACTTCGAGCTGATCATTCTCAGCGGCCGCGATGTACATGGATCCGGTTTCGTCAGCGAATTGCATTTCGGTGAGCACATATTTTTCAATGTACTTATCCGGCAGCAAGAAAGTGCGTTGCGGGCAATCTTTGTCAGCTACCCACGGCTTTCCGTTCCACTCGAGATAGTTCTTGCTCTCGGAGCTAAACCCGCCGTCACCCTTAACCACGTTCACGTAACGCTTGTCTGCGGTCAGGAGCTTTTGGTACATCCGGCGCGAGCCGAAATCAGAGTAAAGACAGTTGATACCGCGTCCACCGCGACGCTCGGCCTCGTCCTCTGCTTGCTGAAGCATGCTGAGAGACAAAGGAATTGCTGAACCAGTCGACGTGCCGTCAGAGGTTCCGTAAACCACGTTGCCCAAAGAGGCGACATAGCTAGAGCGAGCGATGTTGAACACCGTGCCGGTTCCGCCATCAAGCTGAGTCAAGAGTCCAGAGAGCTCTTGGCCAAAAGAGTTAGCTCTCACCAATACGTCAGTCGCAGATGCGGTAACGGCCTGGTCAAACACTACGGTTGCAGTCAAGCTTGACGCGGTTCCCGTGGTAATTGAGCTAATGGTGAGGCCAGCTTGGCGCAAAACGCCAGCAGAGCTATAGATGTCGACATAAGAGCCACCGTCTAAGAACTTCAAAGCAGGCTCAGTCGATTCGCGACCAGCCAAGACTACGCTAGTGGATGCAGCGGCGGCGGTCGAAACCGTTGCCAAGTCGCCGGTACCGTCCCAGCTCAACTGACGATTACAATCAGACTTTAAGTCGTTGTAACCCTCTTCAAGCTCGAAACTTGCCGCGCGAACGAAGCTACCGACGTCGGACTTACTGGCTTCGATCATGGGGCCAGTAACTCCAAAGCGGAGATAGTTGTAAGCGGCAGGAATAAGCGCCTGCACTGTGGTTTGACGCCCGATTTGCGGCAAAATGCCGCCGTCAGAGGTCGCGCCGATACCAGGATTGCGGCGAACTTTCATCGGACGCACTACCTGATAACCGGACCACGGGTACTTACCCTTTTCAGCACCACGCCAAATCGCACAGTCCTCGCTGAATTGATCCACGATAGGACCTTGATAAAAATTCTTTAATTCGGCCAACCCGGAGGTTACGCCTTGATACAAATTACCCATTTAATTCCCTTCCATGGGGCTAACGAGTTTGAACGCTCTTAAGCATTTCCTGATAAGCCTCTTCAAAATTCTTGGCTTTCCTTGGCGCCTGACCTGGCGTCACTCCGCCGGGGCCCACGTCCCTACCCTGTTTCCCTTTTTCCAATTGTGATTTAAGTTTCTGATTATAAAATTCGTCAGCCTTCTTAGTGATTCCCTCGTGGCTCTCTCTAATCAGTCGCTCCCAGGCCGCATCGCTCAAGGATTGTCCCTTCGCTAGCGCCGCTTCGGCCCTGGCGTAGACTTGCTCTTCGTTTGCCAACGGATACTTTTTAAATATCGGAGGCAAAAGAGCGTCCAGCTTTGCGTTTGCTGTTTCGACTTGAGCTTTAAAGACGTGCTCTTTAAGGAATTTCACGTCGTCTACAACCGGGAGGAGCTCTTTAGGAATTCCACCAGATTGCTGCTGACTATTTTGGCTTTGTCCTTGAGCCGGCGCTTGGCCTGTCTTAAGAAACCGATCAATAATACCGTGGTATTTTTTCGGATATACTTCCTTAAAACGTTGGGCAAGGTGCGGGTTATGTAAAACGTTATCAATATCAGTTTCAAGATTTTCCTCGAACTTCTTATTTTCGGAGGCCTCTTTAACTTGAGACTCATACGTTTTGTACTGACTAAGGATTTCCTGGAAACGGTCAGGAGTGTACTTTTCACCACCAAATGAGAATTCGGAAACGCCATCAAGCTCAAAAGCTTTTGCTGGGGCATCCTGATTGTCGCCTGCGGGTTGTACGTCCTGCTGAACGCCTTCTGTGTTTTCTGTCATTAAATCTTACCTTTCGCTTTTAAATTCTTGGCCATATTCGTTTGAACACGCTCATGGAGATTTCTCGGCTTTTCCGGAGCGCTGTTTTTAAATCTAGAGTCGAGCATTCCCATTGCGATCTCATCGCTATCGACCCCGGGCCCTTGCTCGTCTTCGGCCTCCATGTCGTGCTCGCTGTTCTCTTGAGCCGAGGCTTGCGCAATCTTTGCGTGCTCCTCTCTTGAAGGCTCACCCTTTGACACGGCCTCAGCGCCCGCGGCCTCGCCGTCGAGCATTTGCTGGAGTTGTTCTTTTTGCTCTGGGCTTAGTTGCTTTACGAATTGCTCCAAACCTCCCGCACCAGCTGGCGCCTGAGCCTTTGGCTCGTCCACTTGGGCGGATCGTCTCGACTTAATGGCGTTTAACATCGGGTTCATATCTTTATCCTTGTGGCGGTATGCCCGCTTGCTCAGGCGGGGCTAGTTGTAGTTCGGGCAACTGTGGTTGATCCTCAGGGAGCGCGTGCATCGGCGCCTGTCCGCTCGCGAGATTTCCCTCGCCAGATTGGAGGGCCATTTGTTTGGCTTCGTCCTCAGCTTTTTGAGCGGCGTCCGTACCCTTAAGGTTTGGATCGAGATTCGGATCGCCGTCAGCTGAGCCAGTTAGCTCGCTAATCCATTGCGCGTGCTCGTTGATTAGCTCAAGCAACGCTCTTTGTTGGTCTGGCGTTAGCTTTTCGTACTTTTCAGATATGCGGTAATCGTCGAGCTCTTGCATCCAAAGCGCGTGGTCATCAAACTCCGAAACCGGCGGCTTAATGCCTTGCTCGAGCATTCTAATGCCGCGGTTGATTTGCGATTTTCTAAGGCTAATTTTTTTCCAGCCTTGATATTCGTCGCCATACTCGAGCATGGACAAGACGTTTTGCAGTACTAGCGGGTCTTGCGGATTACCGAAATACCCCTGCTGGTTCAGGTTCATAATCTCTTGGCGCTTTAGCACTTTAGAGCCAGGCAGTGTCGAGCCTCTGATTACGTGAACGTCAAAGTTTTGGCGAATATCGGTCCCGCTAAACTTCCTAACGGTGTATTCCATGTTTTCGCCCACGGTTTTTAGCAGGCGTTCGGTTTCATAAAATTTGTCTACGAATTTAAGAAGTATTCGACCAAGATCAGCGTAAGAATACTCGTGACCTTCAGTTTCGATTCCAATGCGCGTATCGTCTTGCTCGACGAGTAACTGCATACCAATTGCAGGAATGCTAGAGCTAGGCAGCTGTCCACGAGAGGCCTGATTAATTCCAGCCGTATCATTCATGTCCTCTTTGAGTGTGTTTTCCTCTTCATAGGCGTATTGCGGAATATTAGGCATTTGCAGCGCGTGAGGCTCTGGCACGTTTGGCAAGTGGTCGTACTTGATCATTTCGCCCGACTGATCGTTAAACGCTTCGGCCGCGATATTGTGCCCACGAGCCGCAAGGATTTTGCCGGTGAGCATTCGGTTTGACCAAGCTGCGCGCATTTGTTTGCCGCGGTTAATCTGGTCTTGCAGCGGGCGGAGGTGCGTAATTATCGCCTCGCTTGAGAACTTTCCGCCAACCACGATGTCGTCAAACTTCACGAAAGGAATCTCGTCAATCGGCAAGATATCGTCTTTAAGCTTTACGCCGTTTGCGGTGATTAGATGGCGCCCGTACGGGTGTTTATTGCTCGGCCGCTCGTAGTAGCTAATCTCAATTGCTGAGTCTTTTAGCTGAGTGGCGGGACTTCCAGCTGTACCGGTTGTCGTATTGATTGAGTTAATGCGCGACTCATACGCCAGAGAATTTAGCCAGCAGTCCTCTTCTTTAACCAAGTGACCGTTATCGGGAAAGTGGTCACGAAAATAATCGAGCTTTTTAATTTTCGCTTGGATCAGCGTTTGGTTATCGTCCCAGCCTTTGGCGTAAGGGTCTGGGAAAATCTCAAAGAACGAGCAAACGTCAACGCGTATATCGCCCTCTGCCACAATCTTGTATTCGCCCTTGCCGGTCTCCTCGTTCATGACCGGCATAACTCGTTTCTCGCCGGCCGTCTCATCCCAAGAAACTTTAAAATAAGAAATTCCGCACTGCTGTAGCCACATCGTTAGCGAAATACGCTTGCGGTTGATGTGCAGTTGGTCCCAAAGCTGAATGATCACTTGCTCGGCCAAGCGGGCAGCGTCTTTGTCTTTTTCGTCACCACTGCGCGGCCGAACGTCCCACCTAGGCGGGTTTTTTAAGAGTCGTGCCAGTCTATTTTGGACTGTAGGTAGAATGCGATTAACATGGACGCGGTTACGCTTGAGGAACTGAGAAGGGCTAGGAACAGAGCGGAACTGTCGACTAGTGCCATCAAAATAAACTGAATCAAAGCCGCACAGGTAAGCAATATTAGTGAGATTGATTCCCTCTTGAGCGGTCCTGGCACTGGTCTGCCTTCTTTCGTCAAGTTTTTGCCGAACGTAAGCAACGATTGCCTTATCCTCAGCCGATTGCTCGTCGGCAGAGTTTGGCGCGAGAGGGTTTCCACTCGCCTTCGCAAACAATCTTTCTCTAGCTCTGTCTAAAAGACTCAAAATTGCTCACCCTTAAGCCATGTTAAAAATAGAATTAAGCTCGTGCGCCTGCCGCTCAGCTTCCGGGTCGGAAACCTCGCCAGCTACGTCTTGAACCTTGTCCTGTTCGTTCTTTGCTTTGGAAATCCTTTTGCCATAAGCGAAGTCTTGAAAGTCCCTACTCATCAAGCGATTCGCCAGGCTAAGGCTCACCCTCGCCCAGAAAATGTTCTGAGCAATTATGAGAACCACCAAAAGGCCAATAACAAACCACTCTTGACTCATTTTACTTTCGACTCCCCAAACAACTTTTGCTCGACCGTCATCTTTGAGCGGAGTTTTGCCGCCTCGTATGTCTGCGGGAAATGAACCTTAATGTCCTTGTACATAAAAAAGCCGTGCGACTCTGCGTAGTCCTTGCCGCAGTAGTAGCAAATGATTTCAGGCTGAGCGTCGATCGAGTCGCAACCAAGGCGCTTGGCTACAGACACTTGCTGATCAAGTTCGTTTAGCGTTTTGGCGGCTCGGTATTCGCCGTCCACATGCTCGCGCAAGTGCTCTAGGTTCACTTTTTCTTTAGTGAGGGGCTTTGCAATGTCGGGATCGATGTCAGGAATGGGCGACTCTAAGGCCATGCGCTCAAGCTCGCGCTCAAGCGCTAGGTCCTCTTCAGTGATGGCGGTTGGCGCTACGTCCTCGCGCCAGCTGGGGTCGACTGGTTTAGCGTCGGCTAAGTTAAACATGGGGTTAGCGTCGTCAACCGGAGGCTTAACCTTGTTCTTGGCACCTTTAGTTCTCGCCATCTTGATTTCCTTTCATCAATTGGTTTTTGATAAACCATTTCTCGTAATCTTTATGATTAGGAGACGGGGGCTTTAAATTTTGCTTTTCTGGTTCTGGTGGAAACGAAAACTCTTCAATACTTGAGAGCGCATCGAGAATGTCGACATATGTTCCGCGCGGGAACTTGTTGTACTCATCCTCAAAGTCAGTGAGCCCGCGCTTTATCTGAATGCCCGCCCACTCAAAACGTGGAACGAGCGAGCGAATGCGCATGTTTTTAGACTTATCCGGCCCGCGATTTACAGCGTGAACAGGAACGGTTTTCTTGCGCTTTCTCATTTCGTCTTGAATGAAGTGCATGAGCGCTTGCTGATAAGCGACCGTCTCAATGCCAATAACGCTACAGCCGTAAATGTCTTGAACGTCAAATATGAGCTTTACGGTTTGCGTGGCGGTTATTTTTAGGCGTCTTGCGACCTTGAGATACCACATATTGTTTACGTCAACGTCGACAATGGCTAGCGCTGTGTAGCACGCGGCTTGGTCGAGGCTGATCGCTGGATCAATCATCGCGAACGTGTGTTTTATTCTCGGGAGCTCATCGTAATAAACGAGCCACTCGCGCTTAAAGTCCTGGTCGTCGCCTGGAATAATTTCGTTTTGATATTGGTGCGCGAAAATGTACGAGCCTTGAATTTTGCGCTGGCGAGTTAAATACTCGCGAGAGAGCTTTTTAGGAAACAAAAGCGAGCCGTCGTCGCGGATTGCTTTATCATACGCGCACGCCCATTTTTCGCCGTCCACTACCTTCTCGAAGTACATTAGAACCACCGCCAAAACTGCCACCACTTTTTGGCGACTGGTCGAACGATAACTAGGCTTGGCTTTTTGCCATAGTTCTCAGCTATTCGCTGATAGAGCTTGAAGTAGTTCGCGGCGTCGAAACACGGCCCGTCAGGCTTAAGCAAATACTCTTGTACCTCGACAAACACGAACTCGTTATGCTCAACGGGATAGCGGTTACAAAACTTGGTCTCAGCTTTTACGATTGCGTAATAGCTCATGAGCCCATCCTTTTAACGCCAAGGAATGGTCTCGGCCCGTCGCCAGTGGCCGCAGCGCCCTCTATATAAAGCCCGCTCGCTGCGAATTTGCCGCTTGCGCCAGAGGTTGTGATTGTCATATTAGAGCCAGAGCCGTTTTTGGTGTCGGCGAGAGTAGGTGCGGTGTCTGAGTGATCCATGCGCCACCAGTTGGTACAGTTCGCATAAGCAGAGTGCGCGGCCAAGTTTCCTGGAATGCCGCCGTTGTAGAGTTCGGCCCGCTCTCCGCTAGAGAGCACCTTGTTCCACAGACTATAGTTGTTCCAGGCGCCCGCTGCCGTTTTGTCCGCGGTTGGGGTTGCGGGGTTATTGCTGCCGACCAACAACACCTGATCAGCGGTGTGCAAAGGCACCGCGCCGCCAGACCACGGCAAAACCTCTGTCAGCGTTTGGAGTACGTTGTTCACGTAGCAGGCGAAAACGCCAGACGCGAACGTGACCATGACGTGCTTCCATGTGTCTGTAAATATCGCGGTTGCCGTCGTATGAAGTGAAAAGTTGGTGCCATTCCAAGAGAATATTAGTCTAAACGTTCCGCTGGTCTGAATGGAGAACAGCCAACAGCGGTCGTTTCCGGTCTCCTCCCACATTCCCCATACGTCTTTGTTTGTTCCGGGAATGCAGCAAAGCCACATGCTCCATGTGATGTTGTCGTAGTATTTGTACGAAGCATTGTCAGCGGTCACGGCGTAACCTCTTGACGTATCATTCGTATCGCGGCCATAAAAGCTGCCCGTACTAAAAGCCAAATACCACCCTAACGCCTAACCAGGCGAGCTTGAGTATCCGTAGCTATAGCCAAATTCGATTGCGGCGATTGACGTGGATCCTGCCGCAGCCAAAAAGAAAACTGACGGGCCGTTAAAGCTTTGAACTTCAGACGTGCCAAGTATCCAGCCCTGGGCCGCGGTAAAGCCTCTGCGATCAACGACGGCTAACGTGCCACCAGACGAGTACTTAAAGGAAACGGCCTTAGCAAAAGGGGGTGGGATAATAGGAGTGGCGGTCGCGCCCGTCGCCACTGCCACTAAAGTTACGCCAACGCCGTAGATTAATTCGTTTGCGGACATCAATAACCGCCTTATTAAATTTTTGAATTTTCGCGCACGCAACTTAGAGGGTATGAGCGCCAGACAGTTACTAAAACGGTAACTTGAAGTTACTTATTAAAGGCCTAGGCTGTCCTCTGTGCTAACGAGTCCAGGCGTGGTCATTTCTAGCTTTCCCTCAGCCAGTTTCTTCTCAGCTAAGATGTCGTTTAAGAAAAACCCGATCACGTCGCGCTCGGCGTATCTGGTGCCGATTAATAAATATTCGCCGCCAGGGTTTAGAATGTTGAGGTTGTATCTGACGTGATCGATAACCTTTTGGCACTTCTCAGGCGTTTCAGAGTTTTGCGGACTATTATAGTCATCGCCAATAATTAGGTCGTAATGCTGACCAACCCGCGTGGTGCCGAGCCCTCCGGCCGTAATGCTAGCCTCTTTGCGGTTAGCCGTTCGCGATTTAATAATAACCTCGCCCTCGTCCCACTTGCCGCCGACCTGACTGCCAAAGAGTTCGGCTATTCGCTCGCCCTGTAAGTGCCCTTTGATTTCGCGAATAAAGTTTTTAGAGTTCGAATAAAGCTCCGAATCAAGCAAAATAGTAAGGTTCGGATCACGTAAAAGACGCCAAATAGGATAAGAGACAGAACCAAGAGTGCTCTTAAAAGTACCTCGCGGCATAACAACGATTTTTCGAGGAGCTTCGCTTTCAAAGACATTGATAAATTGCCCATGCACATCCTTATCTAAGTCCTTATAGCCAAGAAACTCTTTACTAAAATAAAAGAAATCATCAAGGCACCGGCACTGTTCTTTATATAAATCTTGCGGGCTCATTTCTTTGCGCGCTTTGCTCTGTCCTCGACAACCATTTGATGAATCGTAGCGCGGTCCTCAGCCGACAGCAGTGCTGTGGATCCAGCGCCATCTGCGAGGCCCTCGATTGCTTTGCGCTTTGGGAACACGTACTGCGCTATTCGCTCAAACTTGTCGAATTGCTTATCCTGATCGGTTTCGCGCATTGCGATCATGACCATGCCCTCGAAGGGGTTACAGCCGTGCTTTTCGCAAATCGCCATCAAGTCTTGCGTTGGCTTATTCGGCGTGCCCTTTTTGCGTCCGCCATAGCGAGGATGTCCCTTCGGTGCGCCCACTAATCTTTAATCCTGACGCCAAGGCTCTCTAGATCGCTAATCACCTGCTCGGCGCGCGCTCTGAGGCCTGGAAGTCTTGAGGGGAGCGCATAGTCTAGGGTTTGCGAAAGCTCAAGCACGATGGCCCAAACTTCGTCTGTGATTTTTTGTATCTTTATTGGCTTTTCCATTTGCTCACTTTTAAAAAGGCGCGGGAGCTCGGGATTACCCGTGCTTTAGCGGCCAGCCCACCAAACATCCAATCAAGGTGCCCCGCATGAATAAAGGCTAAGCGGCGGTATGCGGTAACAAAAGAGTAACTTTAAGTTACTTTTGACGGGCTTAAGTAATTAGCTAGAATGAATACATGAAAATTGAATTCGACATAGATTTAAGCGAACTCGATCAGCCAGAACTTAACGACGGGCAAGTGACCGTAAAACTCCCAAAGGCAATTGGGGAGCAATTTAAGATATTGAACATCAAACACAACAAGCAGCTGAGCAAGTACATGCGCAAGTTTGCACTCACGCTGATCACTAAAATCGAGTCGCGCGACAAGAGCGCGTCCTAGTTACTTTTAAGTTAACCGAGAACTAGCCTATATTTTAAGCTTAAGACTCTTTAGCGTTTGAGTTAGTGAGCCTTAAGCGATCGCTAATCATACCTGACACGCATCGCCCTTTTCACAATCGAAAAGCTTACGCGCTAATGATCGAGGCCGCGCTTTATTTTGGCGTGCATGAAATCGTTATTCTTGGCGATTACGCGGACTTTTACTCGGTCTCCCGGCACCAAAAGCATCCCATGGTCGATACTCTGTTAACGACAGAGGTGGAGTCGGTAAGGGAGGGGCTGGACGAGTTAGACCGCCTTTTTCCTCAAGCCAAGAAAGTGTTCCTTGAAGGGAATCATGAGAAACGGCTAGAGACATATCTTGTTGAGAAGGCACCTGAGTTGTTTGGTGTAACTGAGGTTCAGTTTCTTTTTGGGTTGAATCAGAGACCGCTTTGGTCGTTTCAGGAGTTCGGTCGCAACCAGGCTTACTCGGTACTAGGTACGAACCTATACGCCTTTCATCGTCCAAAGGCGTCAGCGCCAAAGACCCACCTCCAGCGGGTAATGGTGAACTCCGTGTACGGCGACATTCACAAGATTGAGCGGGCCCACGCGGTTGGGCTTGACGGAAAACACTACTTGGCCCTTTGTCCCGGTTGGCTTGGAGATGTAGGGTCTCGGGTGTTTGACTATATGGCGAGCGTTCCACAATGGCAGCTAGGTTTCGCAATAGCTTCGCTAGAAACGTCATCGAATGAATATTTCATAGACACGTTTGAAATCAAGAACAATCGCGCACTCGTATATGGAAAGCTGTTTAGCGCATGACGAAGAAAGACCTGCGCAAAGTTTGCGACGCCACGCTGTTCGACGCGGGCGACGTGACGTGGGAAGTAGAAGAGACCAAACGCAATACTCAAATTAAGATACTACTCAAGTCTGAATCGCGCTTTAACTTGGTCAAATTTACCTAAGCCTTCAAATGATAGTCGAAAAGCTAGAAGGCCACCTGGGCGTTATGAGTGAGACCGAGGGCGAGCACTAGCCCCACTTAGCGTCAAACCTACGCTTGCTCTCTTCCCGGTTAGCCGCGCTAAACGTTTGCTCTGAGCTCACGCCGCCAAAGTGATAAACGATTGCGTTATAGGCTATGGCGTTTAAGTAGCCCTTTTGCCCGATACGAAGCGTGTAGTCGATATCGTCTTGGCCAATGAGCGACTCGTCAAACGGGCCTACCTCGTTATACATTTTGCGCGAGATTAAAAACGCGTAAATGCAAAGTGTGCTGTGATAACTCAAAGCAAGCGGGTACGGGCTTTCCATATTCATTAAGCGCTCGGGCTCGTCTACCTCATCGAGTCGCATGGGTCCCGGCCTGGTACCCACCAGCGCCGCGTACCTGTTCTGCTGGTCGTTTGAGATTGGCATGAGAAGGCCAATGCGTGGCACGTGAGCGTAGGTCTCAACAAGAGCTTTAAGCGAATTGCGGGTCAGTACCGTGTCGTCGTTGATCACGAACAGATATTCGCCCGTTGATTTCGCGATGCCATAGTTTAAGCCCACTGGCGGCCAGAACTTTACCTCGTTTGGCGTGACTGTTCTTACGCCCTCATACCTGGGTAAGTAATCTTTGCGGCCCACGATGATAATTTCTAGGTCGCTCGCCGGGTAATCGAGGTTCTTTACCGACTGGACGCATAGGTCGAGGTATGGTTTAGACTTCTCGAAATAGCTCGTAATGATAACGCTTACTTTTGGCATCGCTTCCCCTCAAATACGATTGTGTCGTCCGTGTGGCAAACCCAGTCATAACCCTTAAACATTTTAACCAAGATCAAGTGAAGCTCATTTGGTGTATATGTGCGCAAATGCCCAAGCGGGTTATCGCGCCAAAATCTCATTCCGCCACCGTAAGTGTAAAGCGGTGTTGAGATTAGAATAACGTCAGCCGTGCGCTTGAACTTGAGATAGTTTTGATAAATCTCCCACTCGTTAGCCAGGTGCTCGATCAATTCAAACGCTACAAAGATATTAAACTCTGGCTTATCTGGCTTAGCGAAACAGTGCTCACCCTCGTCAAGCGACAGACACTCGTAAGTGAATTGGCGATGCTTATGCACTAGCCCTTGCGGTAGCCAAAGCGAGCCGCCGGCCAACTCCATAACGTTTGGCGTGACGCCCTTCGCGTTTAGCTCTTTAACGATACTTTCTGTCACCTTAGCTCTAAGCGGCCAATGGTTCTCGGTGTCCTGAGGCGTAATCTCTAGGCCCTCGTAGATGCCCTTATACTGAACCGGCGTAAAGAGCTGGCGATGAAGGCTTGCGCGTATTTCCGCGGCCCGCTCCGGCACGTGCTCTCTGTAAAACGCTGGCATGTTATCGAGCATGAGAAACGCGCGCTCGACTTCGTCAGATTGGATGAGCATTTCGCAGGCGCTTAAGTAAACGTCAACGTCAAAGAATAGCGGCTTGCCGATCACTTCTCCCCCACAATCACCATTGAGTGCGCATCGTAGAGCGTCCACTTGTAGCCAGGAAAGCTCTCGTCAGCGAACCGCGTGAATTCTCTGGGCGTCCATGTTCTCACGTGGCCAAGCCTTCTCGTATCCCAATTCTCTAAGCCTCCGCCAAGCGTGTATTTCGGCACCGATAAGAGAATGTGGTCAAAGTTAACGCCAACCTTTTTCGCTGAGTGGACAATATCGTGAGGGTTAAAACAGTGCTCAATTACTTCGGTGCAGTAAAGGATTGTTGATTGGCCGCTTACAGGCTTATCGGCCCAGCGGTGGCCAACCCACTCTTTAACTTTAGATTGAATGCGGTAGTTCATTCCAACGCCCTTATACTTAAACGGAATCGCTTCCTTGATAAGCCCAAGCGGTAAATTCCCGTGCGAGCAACCGAGGTCAAATATCCACGGCGTTAACAGCTTACTCACGAGCTCTTTCACAATTGCGGCCCGCGGATACATATAGCCATTATCCCACTGCGCCTCGCCAAACTCACGCGAGCATTCCGCTTCCTCATCGTCGGTCGCGTACTCAATCTGGTCGTACGTTTGCTGGTAGAGTTTATTCTTTATAGCTTGAAGCTCCGGCGGGTAGTTATCGCGGTAATATCCGGGCACCTCGTCGCA